GTTGTTAACGATGATGGTGAAAAGATTCTAGTTACAAAAGAAGAATCTGAAAAGATTAAGACTAATGAACAAAAATATGAAGAAGTTCGTGCTAAAATTTTTGAAGAAAAAGGAACTAATGATACTTCTGTTATAACTATTAATTCATTATTAAATAATGCAAAAAAAATAGAAAAACCTAAAGAGAGTTTAGAATCTCTTGCTGCAGATGAAATTCAAGCAACTATTGAAAAAAATACTGCAGAAGCTGAATTGAAAAGAATTCGTAACAAATTTTCTAAACTGACTTTGAATGGAAAAGCTCCGCCTAGAGCACCTATTTCAACAAAAAATCCTTATTCAGTTTTATCATCTAATCAATCTATTATTGGAATTGAACCAGCATGTCAGTATGATCCTCGTAGTTTAGGAGTTTTATGCTATAAAGGGCAAAGAGTCTCTGGTTGTTTATTTACTAAAAATGCAGTTGTTACAACATTACATACTATATTGAAAGATACAAAGTCTGTATTATTTAGTCCATTAGATTTGGTCGCTATTGATCATGAAGGTGTAGAATATACATTTGATTCTATGGATTTTGATACTAAATTTCGATATGATATATGTAAATTATTTTATCATCCATCTTGTTTGAATAATGTTAAAAATATTCCTACCATTAAAATTCGTACTTATAAACCAGGTGATATTGCTCATATGGTTATTAAAGAAGGGAATATCATTACAAATTTAAATTGTAAAGGTGGTGAATTAATTCAAACATCCGCAAATAATGTATTGTCTTCTCAAGAGTGTTTTACAGTTACATATGACACAAAACCAGGTTTTTCAGGTACACCAGTATTTGGGGAAGATGGTAGATTAATAGGTTTACATCGTGCTGGTGGTTTTGATGGAAAACAAAATTATGTGCTGAATATATCTAAATATTTATGCGTATACATCAATACTAATCAAACATTTGAACATTTTTCATTACAAGCTGATAAAGCAAGTAGTGAAAATTTTCAATAAACTCTTCGTTCGATTATCATAGTATAGGTCCAATGATGTATTTAAACAAAAAACATCATAGCTATGATAAAAAGGATCAAAAATATTTTTTCAATGATGAATTATATGATCATGCTGTTAATAATAATATGTTTTTGCCAGATAAGCATTTCATAATGCCGGTTATACCGAAGTATATGGAAAATGATAATATAAAATTTACTAAATCTCATGTGTGGTGTCCTGATAAAGAAGCATGGCAGCTTGCTGTTCGTGTTTTTAATCAAGTTCATCTACCACATTTTTTTAATCCAAAAGTATTATCATTTCATGAAGCTATTGCTATAGCGGAAAAAATGACATCTTCCGGGTGGTTATATAAAAAACTCGGTTATCCAAAGAAAAAAGATGTCTTTGATAATATGTTGGAAGAATTAGAAAGAAGGTTTAATAATGTTTTTGCAGGAATTGATGAACCTACGGTGTTTGAAATAGCACCTAAGGTTGAAATTCGACCTATTGAAAAAATTACGAGCGAAGAGGAAGATGATCGTAAACAACGTACATTTATGGTTTCAGATGTACTTCATTATATTGTTGGTATTGCACTTTATCACGATATGAATGAAAAATATATATCTAATTGTAATGATAAAACAAATTGGAACGCAGTAGGAATCTCAATTTTTAATGGAGGATGGAATAATTTAGTCCAAAATTTAAAATCTGAACATGATTTGTTTACTGCTTATGATGAAAAAGCAATGGAAGCTTGCGTTACTGGGGAGTTTTTGCATGTTATATACGATGGGAAGAATTATTTCCTTCAAGCATATAAACATGCTACTTCTTGGTTTTATCGCAATGTTAGCTATTCTACGATAATTGCATATGATGGTTCCGTTCTATTAAAGAATGGTATGAATCCGAGTGGTCATATTGACACATTATACGTGAATGGTCTTGCACTTGAACTAAAATACTTATATCATTTAGCTAAGAAATTAAAATTTTTCGATGCTGTACTTGATAAATACACCACATCACATCTTAAATTGTTAGGTGATGATTCTATAGTGCCATATGATCCAATATGGGATGGTGTGTTGGTATCTTCTGCAGAATTGGGTTTTGAAACAACATTAGAATCCAAAGAAGGAGAAGTTATAGAAAATATACGATTTTTAAATTTTTCATTTGTATATGATCATTTTTACAATATGTATACATTTGAACCTAATTATGATAAACTATTTGCTGGTTTGTATTATTATAGGAAAAAGAATTCTTGGCGACTTACACTAGCTCGCCTTTTTGCAATGAAAATATTGTGTTTTAATAATAAATATTATTATGATCAAGTTATGGATTTGATAAATTATACGTTAGATCAACATGATAAAGATTTGCAATTAGAATTACACCTTGATGAAATGTTAACATACAAATCATTAATGTGTCAGAATAAACATCCCAATGAAATTATAGGCCTTATATTTCATATGGAGTAATTTGCCCTTCTAGGAGGCAAATAAAGTCCTTATGGGCTTCTTATTTTTATTCATTCTACAATATACAATTATGGTTTCTAAAGCACAAAAGAAAGCACTCAAAGCTATTACTAAAGGTGTTGGTTACTTACCTGGGCAATTACATGCACCTAAAAAGAAATCTAAAGCTAATAAATCAGTAATTACTGTTAAAGGAAAAGGTATGGGTCAGCGTATAATACGCGGAAGAGGTAGTTATTGGACCGATTTCAAAGATTATGCATTTGGAAGAGGTGAAGGTCAAAAAACATCACGTTTTAATGATGCTGTTTCAGCAGGTGCTGGTGCTTTGGGCAATTATTTAGCACCAGGAATGGGTGGTGCTGCCAGCAAAGCAGCATCTTATATATCTAAATGGCTTGGAGCAGGAACATATGTTAAGAAAAATTCATTAGTAGGTATTGGATATAATCCAGTAGCTCCACCTTCTAATAGTGTAATTGGATCTACTGGATGTGCAACATTTAGAAGTTCTGGTAATTTTAGAGTTAAGCATCGTGAATTTATAACTAATATAAATGCTAATAATGGTGCTGCATTTACAAATATATCTTATTTTTTAAATCCTGGAAATCCTATTTTATGTCCTTGGTTAGCACAAATAGCTAATAATTTTGAGGAATATGAATGGCATGGTTTAATAATGGAATATCGAACAACATCAGGTAATATAGTATCAACATCTCCAGGTATGGGTTTGATCATAATGGCTACTGATTATGATGTTATTGATAACGCATATGCCAATAAACAACAAATGGAAATAGCTGATTTTTGTGGTACAGGACCATGTTATACCAACATTGATCACCCAATTGAATGTGATCCACGACAAAATGTACAAAAGAAAATGTTTGTACAACCAGGTGTTACTGTTGCATCACAAAGTCCAGATGATCCTAGATTTTCTAGTTTAGGTAACTTTCAAATAGCAGTTACAGGTGTTCCAGGAACATCTTCAATTGGAGAATTGTGGATCACATATGATATTGAATTGTCTAAACCACAAATAAATGCCGTTACTCAGGCAGGAGCAGGTGGTTATGCACATTTATCATATCACGTAGCATTAAATGGTACAGCAGCAGTAGCTGCACCAGTGTTGACACAAACTGGTACAAGTTGGTCCATTGGTGGTGGTGCCACTGGTACACAATTGATATGTAGTGTACCAGGAATTTATCAAGTTACACAATCTACTAAATCAACTGCCAATCTAGTTACAACATTAGGTACTACACTATTAGGTGCAGCAAACTATAGATATATTGATCAAAGTACTACAGGTGTTTATGGACAGCCAGCAGTTAATGCTGCTATCCAAACAACAAATTTAGTATCATATATATTAGTAATTATTACCAATCCAGGTGATGGTATTCAAATGACTATGTCAAACACCACCACCGTAACATCATATAGCGATATTTATATATCGCCTTATCAATCAAATCTAACAATACCCAAGAAAAAACAATGGAGTTTACAAGATATGTTAGATAGGTTATCTAATTTAGAAGTTTCAACTAGTACTGGATTAACAGGTGATGAAAAGCTTCGATTATTGGAAGGTAAATCTAATAGCAAAGAAGAAGCAATGATTGAAGAATATGCACCATCATCATCAAAAATACCACAATTACCAAGACGTATTTCATCAATAGATAAAGAAATGTTGATTATGCAACAAAATAGAGATATTGAAACACAATGTTATCACAACAGGATAAGATCACCACTCTATAAAGAATTTGATGATTATGCAACGGCAAGTGAACGTAGAATTAAATCACTTAAATTAACAACAATTGAGTCCGATTCGGATGAGTCTGGAGAACCCGATTATAAGGTAGTCTCTGAATCAATTGTTAAAGATCAAGAATTAGAATCTAAGATTTCAAAAAGATCTAAGAGTAATAAGTAGGAATAAGTGTTTTTTATTATTTCTATATGTCTAATCCTTTTTCTTCCTGATACATTTGTATGTATTAGGTTTTGTTTTGAAGTTTCACTCTTAAGTAGAGTTCTTCAATAAACATGTAAAAATTATTAAAATGTTATCAATCATTTTACACAAAAGGG